TGGTCGCCGGATGTATTTCAGAGATGGAAAGCTCATCAGTAAGAAATCTTATGATACCTCTCGCAAACGTAAGCGATCAACCAGGAAAGGTATGCGTCGTAAGACCGCTCGAAGAGCTTACACGGGCAATCCAAGGAGAAAGAATATGGCACGAAGAAGAATGGCAATACCGCATCCTTCCATAACTGGAATGGCTAGCGGCTTGGCAGTAGCAAACTACCTTAACCAGGGAACATCAGTCGGAATAGGATCATTGAAAACTGGAGGAGTGATCAAGGACACCTTAGATGGTAACTTGAACAGTGCATTCAGTTCATTATCCAAAAACGCAGTTGACCTGGCTACCTCATCGGGAGGCAAGGCAGTTCTATCCTCTGCAATCGTTTTAGCGACTGCAGGTGGACTAGCAAGGAAATGGTTTCCCAGTGTAAAACTAGGTGGAACGAAACTATACTTCAAAATATAAGGAGATAAAAAAACATGTCAGGACTACAAACACGAACCTACACTCTCGCAGGATCTGCATTGACAGCTGGAACATTTACCAGTATCAGTCAGCTTATGGGGAGTTCGCAAAGCACAACTAATCCAGAAGGAATGAATAGAGTTGTAAGAATCAGCTTGTCCTGCTCACCAGATCATACTAGCGCCACAGATGGTGTAAGTGTTTTCAAGTTTGCAGGAGATGGTGTCTCAGTACAGCAGATATTCGCAGGACCTTCCTGGTCTAACCAAGCAGCAGGCCCACTCGATGGTAACAACGGAATGCCCGTTGTAATTGAGAATTCTGCAGGTATCTTTGATATCATAGCTGGTAACCAGATAGACTTCTCAGTAAGTTGTACAACAGCTGAAACGGTAGACGTAGCAGTATCAATCACTTACGCAGCTTAGGATCCTTATGGCTCTTTTAGGCGGCGGTGTAGGCGGTGCAGGGAACCCAGTAGGCGGGAGCTTTACTGGTCCAGCAGAAGCTTTAGAGATCTATGGTGATTTTGGAGCAGCGTACAGTGGAAAAGTAACTTCGGGAACCACAGGTTCAGCTACTACTACTTTGTTAAGTTTCACTACTGGTAATTATTTATTTGTTGGTGGTTTAGCAGCACAGTCAGATGAATCAGGGAACTATACTGAATACCTGGAACTTTTATTAAATGGAACAGCAGTTATTTCCGGTGCTTGGGATGCTACTGCTACATCATCAGAATTAATGGATCAACCTATCCCTATTATTATTCCAGCTTACACAGTAGTTGAAGTTAAATTTGGTGTTTCTACTGGTACAGACATAATGACTGCTCAACTAGCGGGACGAATCTATACAACCAGAGAGTAATGTACGAAGATTATAACCTGGAGCAAATGCTAATGCGTTTTCTCCTGGCTGCAGTAATGATCCTTGAAGGAATTAGGCAAGTTGGTTAATGGTCATCGAAGTAGAAGATTTCGGTGGCGGAGGCTTTCGGTTCAATGGAGAACCTGTCAATGGAAACGGGGAGCCTACTTCCGCAGATCCAGAAGTTCTTAAGGCTCAACTTGAAGAAATAAAAAAGTATTTGCCATACCTGGCATTAATTGGTGTAGTCTTTGCAGTTAAGCACCTTAAGAAAAATGGTTTATCCAAATCGGTTGATCTTGTCGCTCTTAGCAACGTTATTACAGCTTTTGCACCAGTAATAACAGCTTTTGGCTGGTATCTATTTACCAGGGTAAATGATAGCGCTAAAGTTCTAAGTTATATTATCGCAACAGCAGAAACAATCCCCACTATTGATCTAAACTTACCTCCAGGTGTAAACTTAGGAGCGTATTTCTCAGTAGGTGAAGAAATGGCAGACATGGTAGGATGGGATGGTAAACTCCCCGACAAAGAAGCAGCTTTAGGATTAGCAGAAGAATTCTTAGGTTTAGTTTACGATTTCTTTAGACCTGGTTCTGAGTTATGGTACCCCGAGGGTCCCCCTGGTAAATGAGCGACGAATTATTCGCTCTTGTCTGGGTCTTGAGCTTTGGGCTTTACTTGCTAATTTATACTTACTGGATTCCGCTAAAAACACAGAAAAAGATTGAGACCTGGTTAATGTCGGAAGAATCAAACGAAACTTTGTTAGCTAGCCTTTCGGTGATCACTAACCAAATCCGAGAGCAAGCCCTGGTCGACTTCGAGGAGTTTATGATCCCTCAAGCGAGAAAGAGCGCAATAGATTTTTGGAACGGTGCTATGGGGAATGCTGCCAAGAAACTCGGCGAGACGGAGGAAGGTTCTCAATTGTCTTTGTTGCATAGTATGACTGAAGAATTAAAGGATCAACCCTGGTATGTTCAAGCTGCAGCGTCCAAGTTGATCCCAGTTATTCAAAAAGCTGCAGATAACCAGGGTAAAGAGAAAGTTACGAAACTGGTACACGGCAAGTTCGGGTTTGACTAGCCCCTGAAACGCCAAATAACGCCCCTGGCACGCCTTTCCACGCCCCAAACTCGCCTTTTATACCCTATCCTACCCCACCTCATCATCTAGTCCTTCACTTGTCTTTAATGGATTTTGGTTGTAAAGCTATATGGTAATCCAATTTTGCTTAATTATTTTGGTTAGGATTCCCTGGCACTCGTAACATATTGTTACTTCATTGTTAAACTTGTCTGTCTTTAGGTGATCCTTAGACTGTAAGCAAAGATTGCAGCGTCGCTTCATTTCAATTCTCCTTCTTTCCACATAAGGACACCTTGCCACATAATAACTTGTTTTTCTGTTCCATTTTCTATTATATCGTAATAACATTTAGGACACATATGCCAATTAGTATGTACTATTCTACACCTAACACAGGGTTGGTCTTTATCACTCATGCTTCTACCCATATGTTTCCGTCCTCTCTGCAGGAGATTGTCCAGGTAAGTTCATACCAGTCTTTGATAAAGTCTTCTACAACATGATCAAAGAGGTCTTGAATAGTAACCCTCACAACGTGACAGTTAGTTCTCCAGGTAAGTCTCTTTCCTTTCTTCTCAAGAGAAGAGTAGTCAGGATGAGGATGGGATAGTAGGAGTACCTGAATGTCAAACTTACTACCGTGCTCTGTTTCCACAGGCTTAGGATCAGTGAGGAATTTTACTTCGCACTCCTGACCCTTTTCTAGGCCACGCATCAAGGACGGGGTCCCTAAGCTATACTTCATGTCTTTGTCTAAGCTCATCAGTAAACCAGTAAGTTCTAGTATAAAAGAAGTTCCATTATACTCAAAAATAAGTAAGTGTTACCTGGTGTTTCCCATTAGCTTTAATAGTGTTACTCATATGTGAGTATATGCCCGTGGGACTCTATACCAGGAAAGGAGCCAATGGTCGCCGGATGTATTTCAGAGATGGAAAGCTCATCAGTAAGAAATCTTATGATACCTCTCGCAAACGTAAGCGATCAACCAGGAAAGGTATGCGTCGTAA